TGCTTCGCGCTCTGCTTGGAAGAAAGAACAACCCCCTCATTATCGACACACCGGAGAAGCTGGCTCAGGCGCTGGGAGCTGGCTACGAAACGTCGGCAGGCCAGCGCGTGACCACCACCAGTGCCTTGCAGCAGTTGGTGGTCTTCAACTGCGTTCGGGTCCTGGCGGAGTCGATAGGAATGCTGCCCTGTCGCCTGTTCAAGCAGTCGGGAAAGGATCGACTCCCCGCGACGGGGCACCGTCTCTACCCACTGCTGACGATGGCGCCGAATGGTTACATGACCGCGCAGGAGTTCTGGGAGTTGCTGGTGGTCTGCTTGTGCCTCCGTGGCAATTTCTATGCGTACAAGGTCAAGGCCCTTGGCAATGTGGTCGAGTTGCTGCCGATCAATCCCGACCGGGTTCAGCCGAAGCTGAAGGACGACTGGTCTGCCGAGTACAACGTCACGTTCAACAGCGGGCAGGAGACGCTGAGTCAGGAAGAGATCTGGCATGTTCGCCTGTTCACGCTCGACGGACTGATCGGGCTGAACCCGATCGCCTACGCACGCCAAGCCCTTGGCTTGGGCCAGGCGATGGACGCTCATGCTGCCAAGCTATTTACGAATGGCGCGGTCACCAGCGGCGTCCTGCGAACTGAGCAGCAGCTCACTGATGAGGCGTTCGGGCGGCTGAAAACTGAGTTCCAGGGCGAGCACATGGGGGTGGCCAACGCCTACAAGCCCATGATCCTGGAGATGGGCCTCGACTGGAAGCCCATCAGCTTGAATGCCCAGGACACCCAGTTCATCGAGTCCAAGAAGCTCACCGAAGCGCAGATCTGCGGCCTGTACCGCGTGCCGCCGCACCTGGTGGCAAACATGGACAAGATGACGCTCAACAACGTCGAGCAGCTGGGGATGAGCTTCGTCAACTACTCGCTGGTGCCCTACCTGACCCGCATCGAGCACCGCATCCAGATCGGCCTGCTGAGCGATAAAGACCGCTTGACCCACTACGCCAAGTTCAACGCCGGCGCCCTGATGCGGGGCGACCTCAACGGGCGCTATCAGTCCTACGGCAAGGGGATCCAATGGGGAATTCTCAGTCCCAATGATTGCCGCGAGCTGGAAGACCTGAACCCCCGTGACGGCGGCGACATTTACCTGACCCCAATGAACATGACCACCAAACCAGAGGCTGCCGACGATGCAGACAAAACAGCGCCTTGACCTGCCGCTGACCATCAAATCGGTCAGCGACAGTGGCGAGTTCGAGGGCTACGGCTCGGTGTTCGGCGTTGAGGACAGCTACGGCGACGTGGTTGTCCGCGGCGCTTTCGAGGCCAGCCTGGCCAAGTGGGCGAAGAAGAGCCGGCTCCCGGCCATGCTCTGGCAGCACCAGATGGTCGAGCCAATTGGTGTTTACACCGAGATGCGCGAAGACGACGTTGGGCTGTACGTGAAGGGCCGACTGCTGGTCGAGGACGACCCGCTGGCAAAGCGTGCGCACGCACACATGAAGGTCGGCAGCCTGACCGGCATGTCGATCGGATACATGCTCGATGACTACGAGTACGACAAGGAAAAGGGCATCTGGCTGCTGAAGGCGATCGACCTCTGGGAAGTCTCCCTGGTCACCTTTCCGGCAAACGACGAAGCCCGGATCACGGATGTGAAGTCTCTGCTGGCCCGCGGCGAAACCCCGCCGCCCAGCAAAGTGGAGCGGGCCCTGCGAGAGGTAGGGTTCTCCGGCTCCCAAGCCAAGGCCTTCATGGCCAAGGGCTACGGCGCAGTTTCACCGCGAGAGGCGGGTGCCGACGAAGCACTGGATCACCTGAAAACCCTTTTGGACAAAATGTAAGGAGCCTCTCATGGCCGTTGAAGAAAAAGACATCAAAGAAGTCGCCGAAGCCCTGGGCAAGAAGTTTGACGAGTTCAAGGCAACCAACGACAAACGCATCGAGGGCCTGGAAGCCGAGAAGGGCAAGCTCTCCGGCCAGGTCGATACCTTGAACGAGAAGCTGGGCGAGCTGGACGAGCTCAAGACGGCCCTGGAGAAGGAGCTGGCCGACCTGAAGCGCCCGGACGGCACCAAGACGAAGGCTGCGAGCGAGCACAAGACCGCTTTCATGCAGTTCGTGCGCAAGGGCGTTGACACCGGCCTGGGCGACCTGCAGGCCAAGGCGCTGCAGATCGGCGCCGATGCTGATGGCGGCTATGCGGTCCCGGAGGAGCTGGACCGCACCATCATCGAGCTGCTCAAGGATGAATCGCCGATGCGCCAGGTCTGCAATCAGATCACGGTGGGCTCGCCGGACTACAAGCGCCTGGCCAGTCTCGGCGGCGCCGGCTCCGGTTGGGTCGGCGAGACCGACGCTCGCCCAGCGACCGGCACTCCCACGCTTGCGCAGATCTCTGCCTTCATGGGCGAGATCTACGCCAACCCGCAAGCGACTCAGACCAGTCTCGATGACATCTTCTTTGATGCTGAAGGTTGGCTGAATGGCGAGGTGGCCCGTGAGTTCTCGGGGCGGGAAGGGAACGCCTTCACGCTCGGCAACGGCGTGAACAAGCCCAAAGGTTACCTGGCTTACGACCTGGTAGCCGTCGGCGACAAGACGCGCGACTTCGGCAAACTGCAGCGCGTGGACTCCGGCGTGGCTGGCGCCTTCACCGGCGACAACCTGATCGACCTAATCCACTCGCTCAAAGCTGGCTACCGCAAGAACGCGCGCTTCATGATGACGAACCTCACCGTGGCTTATGCGCGGAAGCTGAAGGACTCCGAAGGGAACTACCTGTGGCGCCCTGGGCTGGAGCTGGGGCAGCCATCCAGCCTGTTGAGCTACGGCATCACCGAGAACGAGGACATGCCGGATGTTGCCGCTGATGCCAACGCGATTTCGTTCGGCGACTTCAAGAGCGGCTACACCATCGTCGACCGTATCGGTACCCGCGTGTTGCGCGACCCGTACACCAACAAGCCGTTCGTTGGCTTCTACACCACCAAGCGCGTCGGCGGCATGCTCGTCGACTCCCAGGCGATCAAGGTCCTGAGCCTGCGCGCTGCCTGACTGGGCGGCGCCTACGGGCGCCGACCTACCGGAGGATTTATGCCGATTATCGACGTAAAGAAGGTGTTCCAGTTCGCCGAGGGCGGCAACCAGGTGCTTGAGCTTCAACCGGGCAAGCAGGAGGTTTCTGATCGCTGCGCGCTGGTGGCGGTGGAGCACTTGCGGGTAGCGGAGTACATCGGCGGCATATCCGCCCCTGTGCTGCGTGAGGACGGCCCAACCGTGGCCGAGTTCGTGGAGGCTGGCTACCTGGCGGCAAACTATCCGCCAGAGGGCTACACCTCTCGCAGCTCGAAGGAGGAGATCGATGCTGCGATCGAGTTGCAGAAGGCAGCCGAGAGCGAGACCGATCCTCTGAAAATGACTGTGCCAAAGCTGAAGGAGTGGCTGGCGGCGCAGGGCATTTCCTTCGATCCTGCTGCGAAGAAGCCAGAGCTTCAGGCGCTGGTGCCGAAAAATGATTGACCTCGGCACCGTCAAGGCGCACCTGCGGGTCGATGGCGATGACGAGGACGAGCTGATCCAAGGGTACACCGATGCTGCCTTCAGCACCTTTGAGCTGTGGACGAATCGCCAACTGATTGCTGAGGGTGAGCAACTGCCGGATCCGATTGGCAACGCACTCGTTATCACGAAGGCAATCAGGCAGGGAGCACTGCTGCTCGTTGGTCATTGGTATGCGACCCGCGAGACTGTCGTTACCGGCACCATCGCTACAGAGCTGCCGCTTGCAACCAATGCGCTCTGGCTGCCGCATCGCTGGGTGAATGTATGAGGGCCGGGTCGTTGCGTCATCGATGCATGCGCCGCGGCTTCGTCGAAGGAAAGGACGCCCTGGGTCAGCCCTCCAAGGTATGGGGCGACCTCGGACCGGTATGGGCGGAGATCAACATCCCTTCTGGCCGAATGTATGAGGCTGCCTCCCAGATGCAGGTCCAGGTCAGCGCCGAGATCAACATCCGGTACCGCAAGGACGTGGTTGCCGGCCAGCACCTGGTTCACCAGGGCGCCACCTACGAGATCATTGCGCCGCTGCCGACGAATCAGCGGGACATGCTCAAACTCATGTGCAAGACGGTGAAATCATGAGCGCAACCATCAGCATCGTCGGCCTGGGCGACCTGCAGGCCGACTTCGACAAGCTGGCCAAGGCGGTGGGCAACAAGATCGTCAGGGATGCCGTTATGGACGGCGCCCGCGTTGCGGCCAAGGCAACCAAGCAAGCTGCTCCGGTTCGTACCGGCAAGCTGAAGAAGAACATCAAGGCGACCCGGGTCAAGCAGAGCGAAACGCCGGGCACTGCCACCGCCGGAGTGCGGGTGATGGCCCCGAAAGGGAAAACCGTCAGCAAGCGCAAGCGTAAAGGGAAGCGGGGCCAGGAAACGAAAACGGAGTATGAGGCTCCGTTCTACTGGCGCTTCCTGGAATACGGCACGTCAAAGATGCGCGCCGCGCCGTTCATTCGTCCGACCTGGGACGCCAACCTGACCAAGATCGAAAAGGCCACCGCCGACAAGCTCGCCGAAGGCATCGACAAGGCCATTACCGGGTAACCCCCATGATCGAGAAAGCCCTCGTCGACAGGCTCACGCCTCTGGTCGACGGGCGAGTGTTCTTCGGCGTTGCGCCGGCGGGCGCCGCCCAACCGCGCCTAGTCATTCAGGTCATCGGCGGACAAGCCGGAATCACCCTTGCCGGGCCGGATGGATTCCGCGATGCAACCATCCAACTCGACGCCTGGGGTACCAGCTACCTCGAAGCGCTCACCCTTGCGGAGCTGGCCTTGGAGGCCATGACCAGCGATGGCGAGGACTTCACCACCAGCAGTGCAGACCGCCTGCCGGATGAATTCGAAGATGACACTCAACTCTTCAGCGTCCGCTGGGAGTACACCTTGCAACCATAGGAGGCCCCATGGCCGCGCAGAACCCTACCAAAGCCAAGTTCGTGAAAACGCAGGGTACCCAGCTCAGCGTTTCGACCACCACTACGACTGACCCGACCGACGAGGATCTGCAGTGGGCGGACCTGTCCGTAACGATCAAGCAACCGCAGTTCCAAGGCGGCCAGTCGGACGAAATCGAAGTCACCACCCTGGCCAGCGACGCCAAGGAATTCACCGTCGGCCTGGCCGACAACGGCACCTTCAGTATGTCCGGCAACTGGAAAGCCGACGACGCCGCCCAGACCGTGCTTCGCAACGCGCGTGACGACGGCGAGCCGCGCGCCTTCAAGTCCGTGTTCAAGGACGGCACCTCGTCTACCTTCCTCGGCCTGGTTACCCAGTACACCTGGGATGCCGCGCCCAACGGCACCGTCAACGGTACGTTCAACGTGCGCATCACCGGTAGCGTGGCCTTCAACAATGCGCCGGTGGTTCCGTAATGGCGCGCACCAAGCCCGCAGAGGGCGGCCTCCGCGCGAAAGCGCTGGACCCTCTGCGCAACTTCAGGCACGAGACGATCTCAGTTCCGGAGTGGGATGCTTCGGTGATTGTTCGGGCGATGAGCGCCGGCGATTGGTTGGACTACCGGCTTCGTTCCGTCAACCTGGTCACCAAGGCTCGCGAGGCCGCCGGCCTTGGTGCTGCCGAGGACGGATCGGGGCTGGAGGGCATCGATCTGCCCGTCGCTCAGCTCTACGCGCTCGTGATCGTGCGGACCCTGCTCGAGCTTTCGGGCGAGCGTGTCTTTGCCGACGAGGATATCCAGGCTGTTGCCGCAGCCTTCAGCCCGGTTCACGACCGCCTGGTGGCCAAGGCCTTTGACCTCAGCGGGGTGTCCGACGAGAGCGGGCCAGAGGTAGCCGCGGGAAACGGCTGACGGAGGAGCCGGACCTGGCCTTCATGATGGCACTGGCCCTCCGTCTCGGAAAAACCTTGCAAGAGCTCCGCGACACCATGTCGGCGGAGGAGCTTCACCTGTGGAAGGCCTTCAATCGGGAATCCCCTATCAGCGATGTCCGTGGCGATGTCCAGGCTGCGATCGTAGCTGCCGCAGCATTTCAGGCGCAGGGCGCAAAGGTTTCAGCGCTCGATCTCCTGCCGAAATGGGCCGTTCCCGAGCCTGACCAGGTCGCCGAAACCGAGTCCGGCGAGGAGATTTTGAAGTCGTTCTTGATTGCGAAAGCTGCCGAGGCATAGTGTCGCCGCTCCCAAGTCCTGTAAGGCGCAGGGTGTTAAGCTGTCGACTTTACAGGGAGGGTGACATGAAGAGATTTCTGGCCATTGGTGTAGTCGCTCTGCTCGCTGGCTGCGCCGCGAGCAGTGACTTGATGAACAATGATTTTCCTGCAATAGCCCCGATCGCACCGCCAAAGGCTATGGTTGGGATCTGGACTGGCAGTATGGGGCCATATCTCACGTCCATGAGGTTTGATGTGAGTGGTGCAGGGGTTATGTGCTACTCCTGGAACGGGAAGGATGTGGTGGCTCGCCTCAAGTACGACGGCCGGCAAATTCGAATCAGTGACGGGATGAGGCTTGACGTTGGCGGTGTCTCATCAGAAGTCCTGAAGGTGCGCTCCAACTACTACATGGGAAGCGATTTTTCCATGTATCGGGATGATGATCTGAGTAGCGCTGCGCCGTACTGCACCAAAAATCTTTGAGATTTTTCTTTTTTGAAAACCCGCCTTGGCGGGTTTTTTTATGCCCGGAGAAAACGGATGGCGGGTCAAACGCTTCGCTCGCTGATTGTCAGTGTTTCGGCTGAAACCAGCGCATATCAGCGGGAAATGGCTCGCGCATCGCGCATGGGCAGCAACTACTTGCGCACGATCACCGAGGGCAATCAACGGTCTGTTTCCAGCTGGCGGGCCCAGCAATCGGCGATCGAAGCGCAGAATTCTGCCTTGCAGTCTCTTGCCGCTGGCGCCGGCGAGTATGCCCGCGCCATGGCGGCTGCGCTCGCAGCGGGCAGCCTCATAACCATGGCTGACGGCTGGAACTCGGTGAATGCTCGCCTCAAGCTGGCATCCACCAGCCAGGCGGATTTCCTGGATAGCCAGAAGGAAATCTTCGATATCTCCCAGCGGACCGGAACCGAGTTCGCCTCCAACGCGAACCTGTTCTCCCGGTCTGCAGCATCGTTGCGTGAGTTTGGCTATTCATCGACCGACGCCGTTCAGGTTACCGAGGCTCTGGCAACCGGGTTGAAGGTCTCCGGGGCAAGTGCCGAGGAAACCTCGTCTGTTGTCACGCAATTTTCTCAGGCGCTCGCTCAAGGCGTTCTGCGGGGTGAAGAGTTCAATGCGGTGAACGAGGCCGGTGACCGCATCATCCGCGCCCTCGCAGCAGGTATGGGGGTGCAACGCCGAGCGCTGAAGTCGATGGCTGACGACGGCAAGCTGACAATTGACAAGGTAGTGCCTGCCTTGATCAGCCAGTTGGGTGTGCTTCGGGAAGAGTACCGGCAACTTCCTGACTCCGTAGCGTCAGGGTTTACCAAGCTGAAGAATGCGATGGAAGCCTGGGTCGGTGGCATGAATGGCGCTACTGGCACGACCAGTTCGCTGTCGGAGGCCTTAACTCTCGCCGCAGAAAACTTCGATGTCCTGGCGGCCGCTGCCGGAGCTGCTGCGGTGGCATACGGAACCAAGCGTTCTCTCGAGGTCATCAACTCCCTGCGCGAACAGGTCATCGCTTCCCGGGCAGCAGCCTCTGCTGAGATCGGGCGTACAGCTGCGCAGATCGATGCTGCGGCGACTTCGTTGCGCGTCGCCCAGGCCGACGTGATCGCTGCCCAGCGCCGTGTTGCATTCTCTACCACCACCGCGGAAGCAGCGCTGGCCACCCGGGCCCTGACCGCTGCGAAACTTGCAGAGCTCGAGGCAACCAATGCGCTGACCCGGGCCCAGGCTGCAAATGCCGCTGCATCCTCGCTGGGAGCGCGTGCGGGCGCAGGGCTTCTGTCATTGCTGGGCGGGCCCATTGGCCTTGCTGCCCTGGTTGCCGGTACCGCTGCCAGCTTCCTGCTGTTCAGCTCGAACGCAAATGCTGCGAATGTTGCCGCGGCCGACTTGAAGCGTCCGGTCGCTGATCTGCGAAAAGAATGGGAGGCCCTGGGTAACGCCCAGCGCCGTCCAATTCTGGCCAAGCTCATCGAGGAACAGACTGCTGCGAAGGCCAAGGCGGCAGAGATCGTCAGGGAGATGCAGGCAATTGCGCAGGGCCCGTCCGGCGATTACCTCGGCGGCAAGCGGTTTGAGGCCAATCAGTACCAGCGTGGCGCCGCAGCGCGTAACTTTGGGCGGGGCATCGCCGGCGGCATCGACATCGATCAGGCAACCCAAAGCCTGACCAACTCGATCAAGCCCAATGAGGAGGTGCGTTCAAAGCTGCAAGAACTTGCAGGTCAGTACCAGGAAACCGTCGGAAAAGTCAGTATCTTTGGCGACCAGATCGGTGCGCTGAATGGTGTTATGGCTGCTGCCGCAGCGGGTGCCGAAGGCGTCAGCAAGGGCCTGAACAGCATTCAGCCGCCCAGCCCCACAGTAACCACCGCATGGGAAAAGCGTATCGAAGCGCTCACTGAGCGCGGGGCGAAACTGAAGGATCCGAGCGAACTTGGCGAGGTGAATCGGCAGGCGGCCAAGGACAATCTCCCCCAAACCAAGGAAGGGCAGGCACTGCTGGCCAAGGCCCAGGCTGCTGCTTCGGCAGCCGATGCCGAGGAGAAGGCCAAGAAAGCCCGGGAAGATGCGGCGACCAAGGCCAAGCAAGCTGCCACGGCAGCGGCTCAACAAGCCAAGCAGCTTAATGACAGCTACCAGCGCACACTGCGCACCCTGCAGGAGCAGGCTGATGTCCATGGCCAGAAGACGGAACTGGCAAAGATCGAGTTCGAAACCACCAAGGGCACGCTGAGCAAGCTTGATCAGGCGAAGAAGACAGAGCTGGAGCGAGCAGCCATCGCGCTCGATCACTTGAACACCCAGAAGTCCTACAAGGACTTGATGGACCAGGTGAAGAAAAAAGAAGACGACCTTCTGGTGACGACTCGGCAGCGTTACACCGAGCTGACCAGGCTGAAAGGGCAAGGCGGCTTATCAGACGAGGATTATCAGCGGGGCACCGATCAGATCTCCAAGGCCTCGGTGAGCAAGGCTCCGAAGTTCGCCGGTCTCGACGCCACCGTCGGAGGTCCTGGTGGTGAGCTGGTCAAGGTGGCGGAGGCTGACAAGGAACTGTCCAAGTGGCACGAGAAAGAGCTCAAGCGCCAAGAGGAGCTGCATAACGCAAAGCTGATCAGTGAACAGCAGTATCTTGACCGGGTGGCCGAGATCAACCTGCAAAACAATGATCGGCTGTCGTCCATTCAGGATGCCTACAAATCCGCTTCGCTGGCCGTGTTCGCCGATCTCACCGGCAACGCAGCGGACATGATGAAGCAAATGGCGGGCGAGGGCTCGGCGGCCTACAAGGCGCTGTTCCTCGCGAGCAAGGCTGCCGCGATCGCTCAGACCATAGTGAGTACCGAGGTTGCTGCCGCGAAGGCCCTTGAGCTGGGTCCGATTATGGGCATTCCTGCGTCGGCCCTCATACGGGGCCTGGGTTATGCGTCCGTGGGGATGATCGCCGCTACGACTGTTATGGGTATGGCCCACGATGGGATTGACAACATCCCGAAGGAGGGCACCTGGCTCCTCCAGAAGGGGGAGCGGGTAGTCGACGGGCGAACCAACAGCGACCTGAAGCGATTCCTCAGCCAGTCGCGCGCGCCGGACTCTGGAGCGAGCCAGCTCCAAGGTGCGCCGCAGATCCATATTCACATCAGCAGCGATGGCTCCGGCGGGTCGGTGGAGTCCACTGCCGGCTACGAAGCCATGGGCGAGGCCCTGCTTGCCACCGTTCGACAAGAAATGCCCAAGGTCGCCCGCGGCGTGATCATCCAGGAGAAAGGCCAGAACGGGTTACTTGACCCAAGCAATAGGAGGAATGGCTGATGCCTGAAATTTTCACTTGGTCGCCCCGGGTGGGCGCGGCCGGCGATACCCAGGCCGACGTGCTGACTTCCCAGTACGGCAATGGGTACAGCCAGCGGCTCTCGGTTGGCATCAACAACCTGGCCAGCTCTCACACCGTGTCCTTCACCGGGACGGAGCAATACCTCAAGCCCATCCTGGAGTTCTTCGAGCGGCATAAAGGCGCCACCAGCTTTCTGTGGACGCCGCCCATGAAAGAGCAGGGCCGGTTCGTCACCACGGGGGGCTGGCAGCTGGCAAGCCACGGCAGAAAGCGATTCACCCTTAGCACCACTTTCCAGCAGGTCTTCAGTCCTTGAGGTAGTCCATGATCACAGCAGACGACCAGAAGCTCGAGCCGGGTTCTTTGATCCAGCTCGTCGAGCTTGATGGCGAATCCCGAGGGATGGGTACCCTGCGCTACCACGCGCACCAGCAGGCCGGGCCCATCTACTGGAGGGGTCAGATGTACCAGCCCAGGCCCTTCGAGGTAGGAGGTTTCGGGCGTGGTACCGAGGGGAACACCAGCACACCAATGCTCAAACTGGGCAACCTGGATGGCGTGATTACTGCGTTGTGTGTTCGCTTCCACCACCTGGTTGGCGTCAAGGTGACCGTTCGAGAGACCTACGCCAAGTATCTGGATGCCGCAAACTTCCCCGGCGGCAACCCGGATGCGAGCGACCAGGAGCGCACGAGCATCTCGTTCATCAATGTTCCCACCAGCATTGGGCGGCAAGAGATCGTGTTTGGCCTAGCGCCTCCGACCTCCGTCAAAGGCCAGATGCTCCCCGGCGGCCTGATCATGAATCGCTGTGAGTGGTGCCTTTGGGGCGAGTACCGCGGACCCGACTGCAACTACACCGGTACCGCCATGTTCGATGCTGACGGCAACCCAGTCGACGACCCAGCCCTCGACCGGTGCGGCGGGCGCCTGAGTGACTGCAAGAAGCGCCATGGTGAGAACAACCCTTTGCCATTCGGCGGCGTCCCCGGCGCCGGCCTGGTGTAATCATGAACAAGACCCTTTTGAAACAGGTGCAGGCCCATGCAGCTGCCGAGCTGCCGCGTGAGGCCTGCGGCGTTGTGATTCGCGAGAACGGGCGGCGCGTGTATGTGCCGTGCCGGAACGACGCCAAGACGCCGAGCGAGCACTTCATCATCAACCCGCAGGACCTGTGCGTGGCGGAGGATCGTGGCGAGGTGGTGGAGATCGTGCACAGCCATCCTAATGCGCTGGCCACGCCAAGCATGGCCGATCGCGTCAGCTGCGAGCTGCACGGTCTGCCATGGTTCATCCTGGGCTGGCCTGGCGGCGACACCGCTACCCTGAAGCCGGAAGGCTACCAGGCCCCGCTGCTCGATCGGGAATTCCACCACGGGATCCTCGACTGTTATGCACTGGTGCGCGACTGGTACGCCCGCGAATGGGCTATCGAGCTGCCCAACTTCCCCCGGCGCGACGGCTGGTGGAATGACGGCGAAAGTCTGTACGAGCGCTATTGCGAGGAGGCGGGCTTCTACCGGGTTACCGATTTGCGCAAGGGTGACCTGGTGGTAATGCAGATCGCCGCCCTCGGCGGCTCGATGCCGGCGGCGCCGAACCACGCTGGCGTGTACCTGGGCGACGGCCTGCTGGCCAGCGTCCCGGAACTCCACGCTGCGCCCGGCACGTTCCTGCACCACCGCTACGGTAAGCGCTCATCGCGCGACGTCTACGGAGGCATGTGGGCGGAGCGTACGGTGTTGATCCTTCGTCACCAGAAAGCCCCGGAGGTGGAGTGATGGCTGTTTCGACGATGTCTCCGCCGTTGCCGCCAGTGGTCACCGTGCGCCTGTACGGCGTGCTTGGGGCGCGCTTCGGGCGCCGGCATCGGCTTGCTGTTGGCTCCTGTGGCGAAGCCATCCACGCGCTGTCGGTAATGATCCCGGGCTTCCGCCGGTTCCTGCGCCTTGGGCATGAGCGCGGCCTGGAGTTCGCGGTGTTCCGCGGGAAGCAAAACCTGAATGAGAGCGACCTTGAAATGCGTACCGGCCAAGCCGACGACATCCGGATCGCCCCGATCATTGTTGGTAGCAAGTCCGGCGGTCTGTTCGCAACCATCGCCGGCGCGGTCCTGATCGTTGTTGGCGCAATCACCCAGCAGTACTGGCTGGCTGCAATCGGCGCCGGAATGATGCTTGGTGGCATTGCTATGAACATGGCGCCGTCTACCACCGGCCTGCTGGGCGAGGAGAGCGACGGCAATAAATCGTCCTATGCGTTTGGCGGAGCGGTCACCACCACGGCGCAGGGGCGCTGCAAGCCACTCCTTTACGGGGAGCGGGATGTGGGCGGCGCCCTGGCCTCGGCAGGGATTTACGCCGAGGACCAAGCGTAGCAACCGCAATCACTCAAGCCGCCTTCGGGCGGTTTTTTCGTTTCTGGGGGAAGCATGGGCGCAGCAGCTCAACTTGATATTCGTGGCGCCAAGGGGGGCGAGAGCAAGCCCCGGCAGCCGTACAAGGCGCCCGACGGCGCGCTTTCGATAGCTACGGCCAAAATGCTGTACATCATCAGCGAGGGCGAAATCGCGGGTCCGGTGAGCGATGGGCGCTCCTGGAAGCTGGATGGCACGCCCCTGATCGGCCCCGATGGCAGCGAAGCGTTCCCCGGTACCACATGGGAGTTTCGTAGCGGCTCCGTTGACCAGGAGCACATTGCAGGTTTTCCGGCGGCAGAGTATGAGAAGTCCGAAGGGCTGCCGGTCGAGCTGCGCTCCGATACTCCATGGACCCGCGCAATCACCAACCGGGATCTTTCTGCTGTGCGCGTGCGCTTGTCGTGGCCACAGATCTGGCAGATTTTTGCCAATGGCGACCAGGTCGGTTACCGCATTGAGTACGCTATCGAGCTCTCTGTGAATGGCGGGGGCTTCGATACGGTGCTCACCGCCGCTCTGGAAGACAAGGGTACGACCGAGTACGAGCGCAGCCACCGAATCGACCTGCCAGCTGGCTTCACATCGGCGGTTCTGCGTGTCCGCCGGATAACTGCGAACAAGAACGACCCGGCTGGCTTCGCTGACACGATGCGCGTCAAGGCGCTGACCGAGGTCATCGATGCAAAGCTGCGCTATCCGAATCTTGCGTTGGCTGCACTACAGTACGACGCCAAGCAATTCTCCAATATCCCCAAGTTCAGCCTATTGTGCCGGGGCCGCATCATCAAGGTGCCGAGCAACTACGAGCCCCTGAGCCGCACCTACACCGGCGCCTGGGACGGCACATTCAAGCTGGCTTATTCCAACAATCCGGCCTGGTGCTGGTACGACCTACTGCTTCATCGCCGCTACGGCCTGGGCCGGCGGATCACCGCTGACATGGTTGATCGCTGGAGTCTCTACGAGATCGGCCGCTACTGCGATGTGATGGTGCCGGATGGCAAGGGCGGCATGCAGCCGCGAATGACCACAAACGTTTACATTCAGGACCAGGTCGAGGGCTATGCGCTGCTGGCGGACTTGGCGAGCGTGTTTCGCGGCAGCAGCTGCTGGAATGGTTCGCAGGTTACGGTCATCGCCGACATCCCGGGCAATGATGACGGCTACGTGTTCACTCGCTCCAACATCGTTGGAGAGTTTGAATACGGCGCGATTGCGCTGCCTGACCGGCACACCCGCGCCAAGGTCGGCTGGGACAACCCGGAAAACGATTTCAAGACCGAGCCAGTACCGGTCACCAATGACGACATGATCGGCGTCCTCGGGCACCGCATGCTCGACATCGCGCGTTTCGCGTGCACCGTCGAGGGCGAAGCGATTCGCCACGGCATCTGGGCTTTGAAGTCCGAAGAGCTGGAGACCTGGACAGTTCGCTTTACCACCGGCATGGAAGGCCGAAACATCGAGCCCGGCCAGATTATCGGCGTTGCCGACGAAATACTCTCCGGT